CCATACTATAAAATTGTAACTCTGTCAATTCTTTAGTATTTCAGTGCTTTTATCTTTAGTATTCTGTTATTTTATCTTTGGCAATTTATTGCTATACACCCATGTGTATTACATTCGTTACAATATTGGCTGTCGGTTTTGTGACTGCCGTAAAAGTAAGCGTATTATTTCCCTGTGCTGTGCATCTGATTTCTGCGGCGGCGTAGTCTGTAGCGCTGTCATCAGCTGGAGACACCAGCACAGTTTTGGTTTCATTCATACTAATTACTTCCACGTTCTGTATATAAATACCGTTCTCAGCTGTCCAGCCGTCAGCTGGCAGCGTTACATTTACGGACACCGGCAGAGCTGCCACCAGCATAACCTCTGTGTTTTCGTTGATTAAATCACTTAAGCTGGTAAACCAATTGTTAAAAATAGCCTCCCACTGGGAAAACAAAGTGGTAGTGCTGAGCTGTTCAATGAGTCCAGTTACCCAGCCGCATAAATCATTATTCCCTCTGGTGTCTTCAATGTTTGCCGCCGTAACAGCACTACTGCCAGCCGGTATGTACACATAAGCCAGACAGTATTCGTTAATGGTTTCTGATCTGGTCATGGTAGGTTTTACTGGAGCAGTGGCAAAGTCGCTGTACTTCAGATAAGGCACAGCAGAGCGCACAGCGTCAGAGGTGTCTACTCTGATACAGACAGCACAGTAACGGTTTAAAACCACGTCAGAAGCCTCCAGCGTCAGCAGATAAGGAGAATTGTTATTTACCCAGTGCTTAGCAAACCAGCCACGTCCTGAGTCAATCTGAATGCCCATGCCGCCGCTTGGACTTACTGCCAGCTTATTGCCCACAGACTCATATACGCCATCTGTAATTAAGCCCTCAAAAATACCGCTCAGCAGTTCTGCATTATATACCCTGTCATTATTGACAGCGTTAAAAAATCCATTTTCCCACACTATGAAAGCACCTCCTAAATATTAAACTGTGGAATTAACTTTGTGCCGGTTTCATCCACTGACTCTATGGCACTCAGCACCATTACATTTTTGCTGATTCCGTAGCTGTTCATTACCGTAACGGTATCACCAAGAAAGAAATCTACACCATATTTAAAAGTAAGGTCACTTAAAACCTCACCGCTAAAGCCCTCAGTAATTATTCCCATGGCCAGCGTTTCAGCTCCACGCTCCTGTAATAACTCCAAGTATTCCTCCAGCGTTATTTCATCCTCTGTATTCTTATTCTGTGAAATGTCCTTAGCGTCTGTAAAAGTCTCATAACGGTCAAGCCCTGTGTTTTCAGCGCCTATAGTGGTATAAATTCTGGCCGTCCCCTCACCCTCACCGCCTACCAGCGTGGTATTAGTGTAGTTTTCACTCCTTAACTCATATTCTGAATTGATAAGATTGTCAAAACCGTCACTGAAAACCACATAAGGTATACTGTTCTGGTTATAAGAACGGTCTGCACCCTGATATACGCTGAAAACCAGAGAGCTGTTATAAATATGCACCGTCCAGCCGTAGCCATAAGTGGCGCATATATCCTCTATACACTCATCCAAATAAGCCCCAGTAACCTGTTTACGAATGCTGACAGTCAGTCCAGCCTCCTCACCCAAGGTCAGCGCCGGTATAATACGCTTGCTGTCCGTAGGAGCTATGGCATTTTCATTAACCAAGCGCCTTAAAGCATATTCCACCTTGCTGTTTAAATTGGTCTGTTTCCAGATAATACGCTGGTGGAAAATAAACTTTAATTCTCTGCCGGTATAGGTCAGAAAATCCCCCTCCTCTGCATCAGTGGACAGGTAGAAATTTTTAATAATCATCACATTTTTGTATGTAGTGTTTCCTGACTCATCCACCGCCATGTCTTTTTCCCTTACCAGATAATAATTTCTCTGGAGGAGTGCCACGGCGCTGGAGGAGGCACGCAAATAAAGCTCAAAATCTCCCACGCTGTAATATGCTGGCCGCCAAATAAGGCTTATATAGTCATCTATGATACCGACTCTGTTAAATTCCCTGTCTAATACATACAGATTCATACTACACACCTCCGTAAAGTACGGCAGTCCTGAAAGCTATCTGGAGGTTACTGTTTCCGCTCTCACTGTCATAAGTAAATACGTTATCCCCAGCCTTTAATTTCAGCCATGTACTGTCTGCCGCCATATAACCAAGTAAATTATTACTTACGCCGTTTCTGATCAGCGTTACAGACTTTCTGCCCACGTTGGTGTCTATGATAATCTCATCATTCGGCTGCATGGTAAAATTAAACTTAATATGTGTACGCTCAAATACATCATAAATCACTGGATTAACCACAGTACCGGCAGCATACAAGCTGATAATAATACCGCTCTCCACGTCTCCAGCGTTAATAATGCTCTTTCGCACATTTGCTGTAATGCTACTGAAAGCCATACCCTCTGCCGGTATGCTGAAAGGGAAAGTAAACTGGTTGGTAATATCACTAAAGTAACTTACCAACTCTTCCAGTGCTTTAAAATACGGCTGTGGGCAGAGTACGCTAATTTGAGCAACCTGTTTACTTGTGAACAGATCGCACTCTATAAGCTCCACATATCCCTCTATGCTTACGTCTCTGCTTCCATTCTTAAAGTACAGTGTTACTGTCTTCTTAACAGGAAAATATTTATAGAGGTTAATACGGCTGCTTTCTATGTCTCTTTCCATGGCCACATAAATAACTATGTTTCTTGCCGTAGTCTTTGCTCCTGACACAGTAACGCCGTCAGAGGTGGCATTATTGGAGGAATATAGAGACACCTGAGGAGGCTGTAAACCTGTTACCTTATAAACCGTATAGTTAGGAGAGGTGGAGAGGTTTAAAACCTCTCCTTTATCATTTTTAACCTTTAATTCATAAGCCATATTACATACCTCCAGCATAGTTAAGCAGATTCTTACTCTGTCTGTAAATTTCTAACCGGCTCAGCGCCTTAGGGCTGTTGTTCGTCTGATAGAAATTATTTACCACGCTACTGCCAGCGGTGCTTACACCGCCAGCCAGACCGTTTCTGGCAGAGCTTACACTGTTTACAGCTAAGTCTTTCATGGAGTCAAGCGCGCTCTTTGCGTTCTTGTCAATACCCACGGCTATACCCTCAGGAATCCACTTGCCGACTTCATCAGCCATAACCTTGGATGGAGAGTTAATGCCAAAAAAGTCTTTAATTCCGCTTAATACGCTGTCACCAAATCCCTCTATTTTACTGGTAATCCAGCTGGTCATATCGTCTATACCATTCCAAAGCCCCTCTACAATATCAGAACCAATAGAACCCAATTTATCAGGCAAGCCGGTTATAGTGTCCACGATATTGTCAAATAAATTACTTGCTGCCTCTTTACCCTTTTTGGCCAGATTGCTGCCCCATGTAGTAACCTTGCTTAAAGCAGAAGACAGCCAAGAAGAAACTTTATCAGGCAACTGTTTAACAAAACTGATAACATTATCAATGAATTTCTTGCCGGTGTCCTTTGCAGAAGCAATAGCATTACTGCCCCAAGTTTTCATCTTGGCAATGGTATTAACCAGCCAAGTCCAAACTTTAGACGGTAGCTGCTTAATAAAATCAATTACACTCTTGACAAAATTACCAGCGCCATCTTTGCCCTTTTTAATGGTGTCAGCTAACCACTTGCCTATAGTAATCCACCAATCAGCCACAAACTCAGCAAAAGCCGGTAAAAGTTCACGGATGGCAGTAATAATGGCTGTAACAATTTCTGGCGTTGCTTCTGCCAGAGCTACTACAATTTGAGGGATTGCCTCAACGATTGCCATAAAAAGAGTTACGGCAGTGTCCAGTAATAGCGGCAAATTGGCCAGCAAAGTATCAGTAATGCTGGTAATAATATCTGGCAGAACCTCAACCAGAGCCACTACGATAACAGGAATAGCGTCAATAATTGCCATGAGCAACGTAACAGCCGCCTCCAGCAACTGAGGCAGCGCCTCCAGAAGCCCTGTAATTAAAGCATCCAGCACCTGAGGTAACGCCTCGACAAGAAGCGCAACAATGACTGGAATTGCATCCACTATAGCCATAAGCAAAGTAATAGCACCAGCCAAAAGCGCATCTATGCCAGCCATTAGGCCGTCAATTAAAGACGTTATGAGCTGAGGCAGTGCCTCTAAAATAGCCGCTATTACTACAGGCAGAGCGTCTATAATAGCGCTCAGGAAAGTAATACACGCCTCTATAAATGTCGGCAGCTGCTCCAGAATAGCCGTTATGAGCTGCGGTACTATTTCGACAATAGCCAGCACAATCTGCGGCAATATCGTACCCAGTGACTCTATTACACTGTTAACCATTGTAATTAACGCCGTCAGTATTTGCGGAAGAGCCGCAAGCAAAGCCTGTGTTAAGTTAGAAATTAAGGTAATAACCACGCTGGTTATTTGCGGCAAAGCCGCCAGAATGCCATTAAGCAGACTGCTTAAAATCTGTACGCCGATATTAGCCACTTGCGGCAAAGCAGTAACTAACTTATTAAGCAGCTGAGTAATAAGGCCGCTGACCGCTGCACTTACTTTACGGTCAGAACCCTCTACGCCATTAAGCAGCCCCATTAGCCCCTCTCCAAACTCTTCCACGTTAGGCAGTACAGACTTAATAAGTTCTGCACCCATGAGCTTAAACGTGGTCATTACCGGCTCAGCCACAGCGCCCAGCTCTGCTGTAGCGTCTGTAAGTTCTGCTTGCGCTCTCTGAGCGTCCATAATAGCGCCATTGGTTTCCTTGTATGCTTCTGCCGCTTCTCCATATAATCCGTTAAGAGTATCTGTAATAAGC